CGAACTGATTCAGAAACTCCGCGCTGCCGGGAAAGAGTCCTTCTTTTACAGTGATCTGCTGAGAGAAGCAGCAGATGTCATAGAGGAACTGAGCCGAGAAATCGAGAGCATTGGCAATGATTTGATCAGTGCTGTTGAACTGCTCAAAAAGAAAGGAGAAAAACGAAATGGGTGAAGCTGTTATCATTTACGGCAAATCAGGAACCGGCAAAAGCCGCAGCCTGATGAACTTTGGGGAAGATGAGATCCTGCTTGTGAACACCGTCAACAAGCGGCTGCCGTTTCCGAAGAAGTTCAAGTATGAATACAAAACAGACGATGTCACAAAGGTCAAAAAGGCCTTGAGCAAGATGGTGGAGAACAACATCAAAACCGCTGTGATTGATGATTTCGGTTATCAGCAGACGGCCAGGTTCATGGCTGAACACACCAAGAAGCAGGGATCCGCACAGTTTGACCTTTACAACAGCATTGCGGATGATGCCTATTCCCTGATCATGTTCATCAAGAATGAGCTGCCTGAGAACGTGATTGTTTATCTCATCATGCACGAAGAAACCAGCGATTTCGGCGAAACCAAGCTGAAGACCATCGGCAAGCTTCTGGATCAGAAGGTTTGCGTTGAGGGGCTTGTCACGATATGCATCCGGGCGATGAAAAACGGCACGAACAAATACTTCTTCCGCACCCAGTCGGATGGCAATGACATTTCCAAAAGCCCTGAAAAGCTGTTCAACAGCATTGAGATCGAAAACGATCTGAAGGCCGTGGATGATAACATCCGGGCTTACTGGGGGCTGAACTGATGGCAAAATCGTTTGAATCTGGAGTCTCTTCTTATGTCCATGCCCAGGCTGTCGTTGATGTCTACTTTCCGATTGACGGCCGTGGCAATGAGGATGTCTCCTGCTCCCAGTGCTATTACTTCCGGGAGTCTTCCAAGCGGTGCGGCCTGAACTGGGAGATCTGCCAGTACCCAAACAAGTTTGTCGGCGATTCCTGTCCGCTACATCGCATTGACGATGACACCGGCGAGATCAGCGAATCATGAACAAGTTTAACAATTATTTTTACAAAGGAGAATTTAACACCATGATGAAACCTTTCAACGGATTTGAAGCAAAGAAGATCGGCGGCTCAAGGCCGGTCCTTCCTGTCGGCGGCTATGTCTGCAACATCCTGTCGGCGAAGGTCGAGGAGTATTCCGAAACCTACCATGTTCTTGTCCTTGCCATTGATGTGGCAGAGGGTGATTACAAGGACTTCTGGAAGAAGGACTACGACACCAACGACAATGCCCTGAAGAAGTGGCGAGGAACCTACCGTGTTGACATTCCGAGGGATGACGGCAGCGAGCCGGACACCTGGACGAAGCGCAAGTTTGGAAACTTCATCTGGGCCGTGCAGGAGAGCAATTCCGGCTTCACCTGGGACTGGGATGAGAAGAAACTGAAGGGCAAAAAGCTTGGTGTCCTTTACGGAAACAAAGAGTGGGAGATCAACGGCAGATCTGGCTGGACTACCGAAGCCGGCGGTTGCTGCTCCGTTGAAGACTGCCGTGCCGGTGCTTTTAAGCTGCCGAAGGACAAGCCGCTGAAGAACCGGCAGACTCCTGCTGCTCCGGATCCTGTGCAGCTGGAGCCGGTTGATGATACCGATGATCTGCCGTTCTAATATGCCATGCATCCGGCAGAGGTTGACAATGCCTTAGAAACGATGGTGTGTCTTGTCGATACCAGGGAGCAGGACACACCACGCTTCCGGGCGAGACTGGAGAACATCGGGCTTCCGATTGAACGCAAAGCACTTCAGGCCGGAGACTATGGATGCAAGGTACAGCTGCCGAATGATGAGTGGATGGAGATCCCGGTTGCGATTGAACGCAAGATGAACATTGATGAGCTGTGTATGTGCTATACCCATGAGCGGTCAAGGTTCACCAAAGAGTTTGACCGGGCAAAGAACGCACAGAAACGGCTTTATTTGCTCGTTGAGGGCGCAACGTGGTCCAGCATCTATTCCGGGCAATACCGCTCACATATGCGCTCTCAATCGCTTGTGGGCAGCATCCTGACATGGCTTGCACGATATGACTGCATTCTTCTTTTCTGCCCTATTAAATGTACCGGGCATCTGATCCGGGATGTGCTGTTCTATGAAGCCAGAGAGTTTCTTTTACAGGCAGGTGATGATAATTGAGTGGAGATTACAATCCTGATGCTGAAGGAATACAAGAGCTTGTTGATACCATCAGCGACTTCAACAGTCTTGATTTAATCTCAAAAGCTCCGCTGATTTTTGAAACTGTCAGAGATCCCACGCAAAGAGAAATTGCCAAGGCGGTATTCTTATCCAGGGCTGACGAAGTCGGCTGTGACAAGAAGATCATTGAAGGGATTTTCAAAACTGCCGAAAAGCAGGAACAGGAAGAAAAACGCAAGCTTAACCTGCGAATCCTGAATGAAACTTCCCTGACACTTGACAGAAACCGGCACGGTGTTCCTCTTCCTACCATCAACAATTTCTTTACCGTCATGATGAATGACCGCAAGTACGATGACATTCAGTTTAATCTGCTTTCAAACCAGCCAGAGATTGTGCGGCAGACATTAGGAGAAGAAACACTCTTAACCTGGACGGACACAGACGAAGCCGAGAGCATGAACTACATCGAAAAGGAATATGGATTCTATTCCGCACAGAAACACGCAGCCGCTCTCAGAATGCTGTTCCGGCAGCGAGAATACCATCCGATCCGCAATCTGATTGACGGCCTGAAGTGGGATGGCCAGAACCGGGTAGAGCATTGCCTTACAAGATGGCTGAAAGTGGAAGACTCGCCTTATACCAGAGAAGTAAGCCGCCTGATCTTCGCCGGGGGAATCAACCGATTGTACAATCCCGGCTGCAAGTTTGATGATGTTCCGGTGATTGTCGGTACATCACAGGGCGAAGGGAAAACGAGTTTCATTCAGTGGCTGTCCATCAATGAACAGTGGTTCTCTGAGGTGAAGAAGGTTGACGGTCAAGATGCAATAGAAGCGTTGCAGGGTGCGTGGATCTGCGAAATCCCAGAGTTGTCCGCTTTCAAAAAGGCTGACGATGTGGAGAGCATCAAAGCATTCGTCACCAGGATGAAAGACAAGTATCGCAAGCCCTATGACAAGAATCCGCAGGAATATCCACGGCAATGTATCTTTATTGGCACTACCAATAACGAGCAGTTTCTTACAGACAAGACCGGAAACCGGCGGTTCTATCCTGTGCTTGCAAGATCCTTCGGTTATGATCTGTTTGATCACGAACAGGAATGCCGGGAGTACATCCTGCAATGTTGGGCTGAAGCAAGGGAAAGATTTACTGCCGGCAATATGCCAGCGTTTGCCAACAGGGATCTTCTTGACGAATACCGCAAACATCAGGATGCGGCGATGGAAGATGACTGGCGAGTCGGCAAAATCGAAAGCTATCTTGCCCGGTTCAACATCGGCGATAAAGTCTGCGCTCTTCAGATCTGGAGAGAATGCCTTTACCCTGATTCCACGCAGATGCCGAAGATGAGCGAATCAAGAGCGGTCGGTCAGATCATGGCGAAAATGGAAGGGTGGGCAAAATGCCCAGGGCAACAAAGAACACAGAGTTATGGCCGGCAACGATGCTGGCAGAAGGTGGAAGAATCCAGTTATTGGCCATCGGAAGGAGATGATTTGCCGCTTTAATGGCTTTTTCTGTCAACAAATGGGGCTGAAAACCTCATTTGTTGACACTTTGTTGACACGTTTGTTGACACCACTTTTGCACTTTTAACGGCACTTTATATTATTATTTATTATTATTTTTTGATATTCATAACTTATTTAGAAATGTGTCAACAAAGTCAACAAATATAAGGCCAAAAAAACTATTAGAAAAAAGCGTGTACATAGCAACGTATAAAAAAGGTTAGAAAAATTTGTTTCAATTGTTGACATTGTTGACAGCAAAGGGGGAGATCAATACGAAAATCAAGCTTGATCCTGGTGCATATCTGCCGGTCCGGGCGCATCAGTCTGATGCCGGTCTGGATCTGATCACACCAAAATCATTCTGGCTTTACGCAAACAACAAGGCCGTGATTGACACCGGGGTACACGTTCAGATCCCGGAAGGAATGGTGGGGCTTATCACATCAAAGTCCGGTCTGATGGCGAGAGGGGTAACGTGCCGGGGGACGATTGATTCAGGCTACACCGGCAGCGTCAAGGCAGTTTTGTTCAATCATTCGGACGAGGGCATTCCATTTGAAGCAGGGCAGAAGGTTTGCCAATTAGTGGTGCTGCCGTGCGTGATTGAAGACATCGAACTGGTGAACAGCCTGGAAGAAACTGACCGGGGGGATGCCGGTTTTGGGAGCAGTGGCCAATGACGGCAAAGCAGTGGCTGCGCCGCTATGAGGCGGCAGTAAATGATGTGGACAGGAAGCTGGAGATCAGGCAGGACACCTATGACCGGCTGACAAAGATCACAGCACAGCTTAGTGGTGAGGCTGTCTCAAGCTCTCATGATCCGCATAAGTTTGACGAGCTTGCAGCGCTTGACGATTACATCCGGCAGCGAGTAGCAGCGTCTATCGCAATACAGTCGGAGATCATGACAGCTATTGACGAGCTTGAGGACTGGCGGCTGCGTGATGTCCTGGAGTACAGATACATTAAGCTTTGCACCTGGGAAAGTGTTGCCGAAGCTATGAGCTTCTCAAGGCAGCACGTTACGCGGCTGCATGGCACAGCACTGGTGGCAATCAAACCGATCATAGAGAGAAGATGTGCTTGTTTGTTACAGTGACAATGTGCTATCATTTAAGCTGCCAAAGAAGCAGGAAACAAAGCCCTGCTTCTTTTCCTTTTAGGGATGACGAAGTGGGAAAGGCTGCTGCTTTCGGTGGGGGACAGCAACAATGAGCAATCCGAGATACGCGAACGGAAACCTGAGAAGAAAACACCGGGCGCGGTTCAAAGCGATGGACGCTCCATGTGGGATATGCAAGGGCCGGCTTGGTCGAATTCATTACGAAGAACCATCCGATTCAAAACACCCCCTATCCTTTGTTATAGATGAGATCCGTCCGGTTAGCCGGTGGCGGCAGTTTGGGTATGATTCTCCTGAAGCAGCTGCGAGAGATTGGAACAATCTTCAAGCAGCTCATTACTGTTGCAATCAGTTCAAGAGCAACAAAGTTGGCGAGTTAAAAACAGCCCCCCATCACATCCCCCCAGCGCCTGATGGTGATTGGTAGAATCCAAAGACCTAAAGCATTATTCTTTCCAGAATTGTTATTTTGCGAGCGGTTACAGATTTTTTCTCCGGCCGGGTGGGGGAGAGTCCCCCCACAGCCCCGGCGGCGACTCCGCGCCGTCCAGCGCCAAAATACCCCCGGAAGAATCCGGCCGCTGCAAGGGTGGTAGAATGAGCCTCAAAATTGAGTATGTTCCGATAGACAAAATCCGGCCTTATGAGGGCAATGCAAAGCTGCATCCGGCCAGACAGATAGAGCAGATCAAGCAGAGCATTACCGATTTCGGCTTTAATGATCCGATTGCTGTCTGGAATAACGAAATAGTCGAGGGTCACGGAAGACTGCTTGCAGCTGCGGAGCTTGGGATCAAGAAAGTTCCGATCATCAGGCTTGACGAGCTGACCGATGAACAGAGACGAGCTTACACGCTTGTTCACAACAAGCTGACGATGAACAGCGGTTTCGATCAGGAGCTTTTGGCAATTGAGCTTGAGAAACTTCCGGAGCTGGACATGGAGCAGTTTGGGCTTGTGATGCCGGATCTGTCCGATGACGGTTATTACGGTGACGAGCGAGAGCGGACGAACAAAGCGTACAACCTTGACCTGGTTTCCGGCTCTGAGCTTACAAACGATTTCTGGCAGATGCCGCAGCTCCTGGCCACGGACTACATCCCGGACCGTCTGATCGGCTTCAATTATGCGAAGACGAGCAAAGACAAAAGCGCCGGCATTCACTTCTATGTTGATGACTACCAGTTTGAACGTGTTTGGAATTATCCGGAGAAATATGTTGCTATTCTTGCGGAGTATGCTTGTATCCTGACTCCGGATTTTTCGCTGTACATGGATATGCCGATGCCGATGAAGATCTGGAATGTTTATCGGAGCAGACAGATCGGCGCTTATTACCAGAGCCTGGGCATGACCGTCATTCCAACGTTATCCTGGGCAGAGCCGGAGACGTTTGAGTTTTGCTTCAGAGGGATCGAAGAGAATTCTGTTGTTTCCGTCAGTACGGTTGGAGTAAAGAGCGATTCAACTGATATTTGGTTTGCCGGCATGGACGAAGCAGTTCGGCAGCTGCATCCGTCAGTTGTTTTGGAGTATGGCGGTGACATCGGATATGACTACGGTGACATCGAGGTTCGCAGATATTCTAACGCGGTGTTGGATAACTGGAAAAATATTGACTCAGTAAAGAGCAGGGGGTAAAATATGGGTGGAAGAGGTTCAGGATCAGGCGGTGTTGGGCTTGGCGGCGGCAATTCCGGTCCGGAAGTAAATGTCCAGAGCGAACGCGGCCTGATCAGCGAGCGTGAGCGTTCGCAGCAGGAAGTAGACGATACTCTGTCCGTATTAAGAGATGTAAACGAAAGATACGGATATACAATTTACGATGCCACAGTTGCGGATATCGGCGCAAGCCCTGTTATCGCATATTACACAAGAGGCACAGACAGTATTTCTGTCAATCAGGATTATTTCGATTCTGTCAAGATGAATGAAGCGTATGACCGCTGCGTACAGAGTGGATTCCATCCACCGAGAGGCAACAAGACCGGCACACAGGCTGTGGTTTCGCATGAGCTTGGCCATGCCCTAACAGACGAGGCTGCAAGAAGAAGCGGAATGACCTTTGACCAGGTTGCCGAGCGCATTGTCGGCGAGGCATTTGGAGTGAAGAAGTCTTCAACTGCGAAAGCTAAAGCCGGGAAAATCAGCGGATATGCCGCACAAAGCAATGCCGAGTGCATTGCAGAGGCCTTTGCTGATGTCTACTGCAATGGAAGAAGCGCAAAAGCGGAGAGTAGAAGTGTTGTGCGAAGATTAGACCATTATATGGGCAGATAGGAGTGAATTAAATGGCAACGGAAAAGAAGACCTACGTTGAACCTGGGAATTACTTCCCAAAAGAAATCCGGAAAGAGTTGAAGATCGGCGAGTATGCCGAGCGGCACACTAAGAAGCCGGCCAAGCCGGACAAGGAAAAGAAAAAATGACTTCCATAGAGGAAGAGAAGCAGAGATTAATATCTCTGCTTTTTTCATGCAATGTTTCGGAAAGCAATGTCTGTCTTCTGGACGCTGTAATCGAGAACACAGCCTGGATGAAAGCGAAGCTGGACGAGACAAGAGATCTGATCCGCAATTCCGGAGTAGCGATTCCGTATGACAATGGCGGCGGCCAGGCCGGCATCCGGGAGAATCCGCTGTTTAAAGGCTATATCAACCTGTGGAAGTCGTACATGGCCGGGATGAACGTTATCATGGCAGCTCTGCCACATGAAGTGGTCGAGAGGGAAGCCGAGGATATCGAGGAGCCTAAAACAATCTTACAGCTTGTAAGAGAGAAGCATAGAAAAGAAGCATGAAAGGCAGCCAAGAACCAAGAATAAAAGTTGAACCGGCCAGAATGTCAACAGACGGAGATGACGCAGCTCTTTTGATGAGGGCTTACGGTTACGATCTGGACGAATGGCAGAAGAGTGTGATTGACTGCTGGCTTGGCAAAGATGAGACAGGCCGGTATACCGTGACATCTGCCGGCCTTGCGCTGCCGAGGCAGAACGGCAAAAATGTTTGCCTGGAAGCGCGTGAGTTTTTCGGCCTTGTGGTCGGTGGGGAGAAGATCCTGCATACAGCTCATCAGGTGCGGACGAGCAAAAAGTCATTCAGGCGGCTTGCGGCGATGTTTACGGACAAGCGGCATCCGGAAGTTACGGATATCGTAAAAACGATCAGATACACCAATGGCGAGGAATGTATAGAGCTTGACAACGGTGGGAGCATTGAGTTTTCAGCCAGATCAAGACAGGCCGCGCGTGGTTTTGACGGCATTTCCCTTGTCGTTTACGATGAAGCGCAGGAGCTGACGGATGATCAGGTCGAAGCGATTATGGCAACGCTTTCGGCATCTGCAACTGGCACACGGCAGCTGATTTACACAGGGACACCACCTTATCCCGGCTGCCCTGGAGATGTTTTCCGGAGACGAAGGTCGGTGTGTCTTGGCGAGCATGGGAAGCATGACGCTTGGCACGAATGGAGTGTAGCTGCGGACAGCCTTGAGGGCATCAAGATCGATGACACATCCCTTTGGTACATGACGAATCCGGCGCTTGGCATCCGATTGTCGGAAGACTTCACCATGGAAGAAATGCGGAGCATGAGCGCTGACGGTTTTGCGCGTGAGCGCCTTGGCTGGTGGAGTCCGGTCCTTACTGAGCAGACAGATTACGCAATTGACAAAGCGCTTTGGGAAGAATGCGCCTCTGTTGAGCCTAAGCCTGAAGGAAAAACCGCATACGGAGTCAAGTTTTCTCCGGATGGATCAGAAGTCGTTTTGTGCGGCGCTGTATGCCCTAAAATCGGCGAGGCACGTATTTCCATGATCGAGAGGAAACCAACCGGGCATGGGACAAGATGGCTGTCAGAGTGGCTTAACGAGCGTTACAGCAAAGCTTCCTGCGTTGTTATAGATGGGCGCAACGGTGTTGATGTGCTTGTGGAAAGGCTTGACGAATGGAAAGCAAAAGGATCTGTGATCAGGCCGTCCGCGCGTGATGTTGTTGCGGCTGTCGGTCAGCTGACAACAGAGATATCCGAAAAGACGGTTACATGGTATCAACCACAGGTTGCGCTGGATGAATCCGCACGGACGAGTATTAAACGAAGTTTGGCCGGCGGCTGGGCTTTTGGCGGTGATAATTCAGCGCCGATAGAGGCTTGCGCTCTTGCGTTATGGGGCGCACGAAACAGCAAGAGAGATCCATCGAGAAAGATGAGGATAGGGTGATTAAATGTCTTTGGACAGTATGGTCGAGGCTCGCGGCCTCAGAAGAGAAGACGCAGAACGGCTTCGGCGGTTGCTTCTGATTTACAATAACCACATTTCTGCAAACAAGATAAAGCGCCGCTATTATGAAGGACACGTTACGCTGAGCGAAGTCAACCTTGGCCTTGCGATTCCGAAAGGCCTTTCCGGGCTTGAGATCGGATGCAGCTGGGGCGAGAAGTGCGTTGATGTTCTGGCGGCAAGAAGTATGTTTGACGGTTTTGTCGGCAACCAGGGGCAAGACGCTGAACTGCTGAACCAGATTGTCAAGTCGAACCGTTTGATTGCGGAGTATGCAAAGGCTTGCCGGGATGAGCTGAAGTATGGTTGCACGTTCGCTACACTCAGCGCGGATGACAGGGTCGGCTGCCGGGTTCGTTTCCATTCTCCTGAAACCGCAGCTGCGGAATGGGACGGAGAAAAGGGCAGAATCGGCTGCGGCTTTGCGATTATCGACACCGCAAGGGATAACAAGGACGAGCAGTGGCAACCGACTCATGTGAACCTGTATACCGATGAAGCGGTTGTGGTTCTGCGGTACGAAGATGGCATCTGGTTTGCCGAGTATCTTCCGAACATGGTCGGACGGCCTTTGATGGAGCCACTGATCTGGAATGCGACAAGCATGAAACCATTTGGCCGTTCGAGAATCAAAGAGCCGGTCAGAAGGTTGATCCAGGGCTATGTGAGGACGATTGCAAACGCTACTATCGGCCTTGAGTTTGCCACATCTCCGCAGAAATATCTGCTTGGTGTGACTGATGAGCAGTACGATATGCTGATCAGTGATAAATTCCGTCAGTATGTCGGCAACATTCTTGCGGCCACAACGAATCCGGAAACCGGGGAAAAACCAAGCTTTGGCCAGCTGCCGCAGGGGACAATTGAACCGCACGTTCAGCAGATGCGTCTTCTGGCAACGCAGTTTTCCGCTGCAACAGGCTTGAGTGTGACGGATGTTGGTGTGATCAATGATGCAAATCCGTCTTCCAGTGATGCGATTCTGGCGCAGACGCAGACGCTTGTGCTTCTGGCCGAGCAGCTGAATGCCGGCAATGGTGATTCTCTGTATCAGATCGCAATGATGGCTCAGGCGCTTGCGACAAAGACACCTATCGACAGACTCCCGGATGAGGCGAGAAACATTATCGCACACTTCAAGAATCCGGCTATGCCGTCTGTGGCGGCTGCAACTGATGCGGCGCTGAAGCTTGCGTCTGCAAGGCAGAGCTTTGCACAGACAGACACGTTTCTTGAGATGGCCGGCTTTGACCAGGCAGATATTCGCAGGATCAAGGCGCAGGAAAGCAGAGTGCGTGGGCTTTTGACAGTGGAAGAGGTCGAGAATGAATGACGATCCCGGAAAGAACATGGCTGCGTTACATCCGGATGTTGTCTGCGATTAACAGCACTGCCTCAAAGAAATTTGCGGCTTATCTGGCCACACATGATGTGATGACGAAAGCAGGCAGGAAAGCGGCGATAGATTATGCGGCAGCACTTGCAACGAAGTACGGTGAAAGCGCTGCGGCAGTGGCTTGCGAGATGTACGATGTAGTCGCAGAGGCTTCCGGTGTGATTGTTCCGGCGGCTGAACCGGCGGCAACTGCATCATATGGAGAAGTTGCAAAGGCTGTAAACGGAGTCCTGAAGCAGAGCCAGAACGTTGATATGATCAGCTCGGTAGTCGGCCGTCTTGTCAAGAGAACAGGAGCGGACACAACGCTGAACAACGCAATCCGGGACGGAGCTGAGTTCGCCTGGGTTCCAAGCGGAGACTCTTGTGCGTTCTGTATTATGCTTGCCTCAAACGGATGGCAGAGAGCGTCAAAGAAAGCGCTGAAGGGCGGCCATGCTGAACACATTCACGCAAACTGTGATTGCACCTATGCAATCCGGTTCGACAGCAGGTCAAACGTTGCCGGGTATGATCGTGACAAGTATCTTGAGATTTATGAAAACGCTGAAGGATCAACCTGGCGAGAAAAGCTTAACTCCATGAGGAAAGGATAAACAGCACGATGAAAGTCGTGCTTTTATTATGCTTACGGACGGCATAAAAGTCCGGAAATTTACGCGAAAGCGGAGGAGAAAAACCAATGGCAGAAACTGTGAATCAGGAAGTCACCCCGGCACAGGAGCCGGAAAAAACGTTTACTCAAAGCGAGCTGAACGCGATCCTTACAGACCGTCTTAGCCGCGAGAGGGGCAAATACTCAGATTATGAGGAGCTGAAGAGCAAAGCAGCGCAGTTTGATGCGGCAGAGGAAGCCCGGAAAACGGAGCTTGAAAAGGCCACAGAAAAAGCGAACGCTTTGCAGAAGGAACTGGACGAAATCAAAAAAGCCAACGAAATCCGCGCCATGAAGGACAGAGTAGCACAGGACACCGGGCTTCCGGCAGATATGCTTGAGTTCCTGACCGGGACGGACGAAGAAGCGTGTAAAGCACAGGCCAAAAAGCTTGTGGAGCGTGTAAAGGCAAACGGTTTCCCCAATGTGAAGGACTCCGGTGAATCACGGACACCTGGAGTGACCAAGGCCGATATCCTCGCAATCAAAAACGAGAGAGAGCGGTTGAAAGCAATCCGTGAGCATTTAGATTTATTTTGAAGGAGAAATGAAAAATGGCTAATGAAATCCTCGCAGTCGCCGCAAAGGCGCAGGACATCAATTTTGTAACGAAGTTTGAATCCGATCTGCACAACCTGCTTGCCGTTCTTGGCAAGTCTGAGGTTCAGGTCATGGCTCCGGGGGCTGCCCTGAAGATCTATAACACTTCCGGCACTCTGTCCGCAGCCACTGTTGCTGAAAAGGCTCTGATTCCTGACTCCGGCATTGCCGCTGATAACGGTACTGTTGTTGCCCTGACTTACAAAAAGTATCGCAACCTGACCAGCATCGAAAGCATCGGTGCCAAGGGCTTTGACGTTGCCGTCGGCAGTTCCAATGATGCGCTTCTGAAGCTGGTTCAGAAGGCTGTCCGTCAGACCATCTACACCGGCATCGCCACCGGAACTGGCACGGCCACGGCCACCGGTTTCCAGGCCCAGGTTGCCGCTGCGGCTGGCGCTGTTGCGGTTAAGTTTGAAGATGAGGCTTACACTCCGGTGTTCTTTGCCAATCCTGCGGACGCTTATGCCTATCTCGGCACTGCGAACATCACCATTCAGCAGGAGTCCGGCCTTGCCTATCTGGCTAACTTCATGGGCATCGGCAACGTGATCCTTGACAGCAATGTTGCTGCCGGCACTGTGATCGGCACTGCCGTTGAGAACCTTGAGGTTGTTGCGGCTGATGTTGCGGCCATCCCCGGCATGGAGATGACCATGGATGAAAGCGGCATCATCGGTGTTCACACTGGCGCTCTGTATGAGAACGGTGCGATTCAGACCGTTGCCTACTGCGGCCTTGCCGTGAAGCCTATCTTCCTTGACAGGATCGTCAAGGCTGCTGCCAGCGCTTAATGAGAACGGCAACAGTAATTGTTGCGTTTCATGATCTTCAGGAAGGTGTTCTTCGTTTACCGGGGGACACCTTCCAAGCTGAAGAGGAACGCGCCAAACAGCTTGAAGATCTTGGCTTTGTAAGCCTGGATAAACGGAAGAAGACAGTCAGAAAATGAGGTGATTCCATGGCGGCATACGCAACGACAGCTGATGTTCAGGCAAGAATGCTCCGGGCAATGGATGCAGATGAGCTGGCGCTTTGCGGAAACCTGCTGGAAGATGCCGGGGTCATGATTGACGCAACCGGAACCACAGCAGACGAAGACGCGAAAAAGGTTGTCAGCTGCCGCATGGTAATCCGTGCGCTTGGTGACGGCTCAGACAATGGTGTTCCTATGGGCGCAACGCAGGGCAGTATGTCCGCTCTCGGCTATTCGCAAAGCTGGACAATCAGCAGCGGCGGCAGCGCAGGTGAGCTTTACATTTCCAAAACGGAGAAGAAACTGCTCAAGCTTGGCAACAGAATCGGCTTCCACAGCCCTGTTTCAGAGCTTGTTGAGGTATCGTCATGACTGGCATTACGGTGATTCTTCTGGAGCGCACACAGACCGGGACAGACTCATTTAACAGGCCGACTTACACAGAGACGCAGATTCCTGTTGCGAACGTGCTTGTTGCTCCGGTTACTCCGGGCGGCGATGAGATCATTGACCAGGTGGATCTGAGCGGCAGGAAAGCGAGCTACACGCTGGCGATCCCAAAAGGTGATGAAAACACTTGGGAAGGTAACAAGGTGATCTTTTTCGGAGAAACCTGGCAGGTCATCGGAATGCCCACGCAGGGAATTGATGCGTTGATCCCTTTGAAGTGGAATAAGAAGGTCAAGGTGGAGCGGATTGAGTAAGATTAAGGTGAAGCTGATCAGTTCCGGAGTGCGTGAGCTTCTGAAAAGTGACGATGTTCTGAGGATGCTTGAGAGCGAAGCTTCAGACCGTGTGCTTCAGGCAGGACCTGGTTACAGCGTCAACACCTATGTCGGAAAGACTCGTTGCAATGCGGAAATTCTTGCGGAAACAGCTGAGGCACGGCAGGACGCTCTGGAAAACAACACTCTGCTTAGGTTGGTATCATCATGATCGAAACTATCGTTTTAAATGCGCTTGACAGTGCGCTTGATGTTCCGGTGTACATGGAAGCCCCGGAGAACAGGCCGGCCAGTTATGTGATTGTGCAGAAGACCGGCAGCCAGAGGAACAACCGCATTGATTCTGCGACTATTGCGGTTCAAAGCATCGCGCCAACGCTGCAAGGAGCAGCGGAGCTAAATGAATCTGTGAAAGCAATCATGGATCAGCTGTCTGAGACGGAGACGGATATTTTCCGGGCTGAGCTGAACAGTGATTACAACTTCACAAACACGCAGACCAAAGAAAGACGGTATCAGGCCGTCTATGACATTACTTACAAGGAGTGAAATTCATATGGTAACAGCAGCAAAACCGGCAGTCGGCGGCGCAGTTCATGTTGCACCTCTTGGGACTACTCTCCCAACGACAGCCATTGCGGCTCTGGACGAGGCCTTTGTTAATCTCGGCTATGCCACTGACTCCGGTGTGACTCGCTCTGTTGAGCAGGACACGGAAGTTGTCAAAGCCTGGGGCGGCGATACCGTCCTGGTGCTTGAAAACGGCAAGACGGAAACCTTTGCGTTTTCCATGCTGGATGCGCATTCTATTGCCACTCTGAAAGTGCTGAACGGTGACGATAATGTTACCGGCACTGCGCTTGCGTCCGGCATTTCGGTCACATCCAACAACAGCGAGAAGGGCGGCCACATCTATGTTATCGACATGATTGAGAAGGGCAACACGCTGCACAGGATCGTGATTCCCAACGGCATTGTCTCTTCTGTCGAAGACATCACTTATGTCGACAGTGCGGCTGTGGCTTACGGTGTGACCATCACCGCAGTGGCTGACGCTTCTGGAAATACCGTATACGAATATTTCCAGACCGCATCCTGACGAGGTAGAACATGGCTATGAAGCATATCAAAACCAAGACCGGCTTTGAAATCGACATTGATGAAAACGTGATCGATGACATGGAGCTGTTTGACGCTGTTGTTGATCTGCAAAGCGGAAATATGCTTGCAGTGCCGAAGGTCGTCAGCAAAATCTTCGGTGACAACAAAGCGAGGCTCTATGACCATTGCCGTCTGGAAAGCGGAAGAGTTCCGACACAGGCGATCAACGATGAAATCACGGCTGTTTTCGAAGCTCTCAACGCAAAAAACTCCTGATCCTCGCACAGTATGTCGCAAGGTGCGAGGATGATCTGATCTGCGACATGGCCGAAACCTATCATGTATTAAACTGGCGAGAATTACCGTTGAAAACAGCGGCTGTTCTCGCCAGCGGACTACACGAAGACAGCCGGTCATTGCGAAAACTGACCGGGCAGAAACTGAGATCGGAGCAGTACACACAGCTTGCGATTCTGGATGAGCTGAGGCTTTTACGGTGGATGCGGACAAAGGACGCAGCCCACGGAAGAAACAAACCGGATTCTATTCTGGACGCAATGCTCCAGGAAGAGAAGAAGGTCACAGGCTTCCGGACACCGGAAGAGTTTGAAGCGAGAAGACAGAAAATTATTTCAGGGGTAACGTAATGGCAACTATCGGAACTGCCTATGTGCAAATTCTGCCGTCTGCCGAAGGGATTAAAGGCAATCTTGAAAAGGCTCTTGGCGGTGAAGTAAGTGCCGCAGGAAGCTCTCTTGCCAACAATCTTGGTTCCGGATTGAAGTCCGGGCTTGGTGTTGTGGCCAAGGGCGCTGTTGCCGGGATTGCAGCCGCAGGAGCTGCCGCTGTAACGCTTGGGAAACAGGCTGTTTCTTCTTACGCGGAATATGAGCAGCTTGTCGGCGGTGTTGAAACGCTGTTTGGTGAAGACATGGCCGCAACCGTCATGCAGAACGCAGACAACGCGTTTAAAACTGCCGGTATGTCCGCAAACGAGTATATGCAGACGGCTATTTCTTCATCAGCTGCAATGATCAAGTCTCTTGGCGGCGATCAGGCCAGGGCGGCAGAACTAACGGACATGGCCATCAGAGATATGTCCGATAACGTGAATAAAATGGGAACATCCATGGACATGATCCAGCACGCGTACACAGGTTTCTCAAGAGGAAACTTCACGATGCTGGATAACCTGTCTTTGGGTTTTGCCGGGACGAAGGAAGGAATGCAGGAGCTGCTTGCCTCAGCAGAGCAGATTTCCGGAGTCAAATATGATATTTCCAGTTATGCCGACATCGTTGAAGCAATTCACGTTGTTCAGACGGAAATGGGCATTACTGGAACAACAGCGGCAGAGGCAGCCGGGACAATCGCAGGATCAACCGGTTCTGTCAAGGCCGCATGGGCGAACCTTATAACAGGAATTGCGGACGATAACGCAAACTTTGATGTTTTGTTCGACAATTTCATTAATTCTCTGATGAGTATGGTGGACAACATCATGCCAAGGATCACGACAGCTATGGACGGCATCGGCAAGCTTGTTGTCAAGGGCGCTGAGAAGATTCTTCCTGTCGTAATTCAGACCATCACAGCAAATCTTCCGCAGTTGATCACAACAGGTGTTCAGCTGATCATCACGCTGATCACAGGTATCATTCAGGCGCTTCCTCAGCTTGTGGCAGCGCTGCCGCAGATCTTCCAGGCGATTCTTGGCGCATTCCGGGATAACTGGCCGGCGCTGAAACAGGCCGGTTCTGATCTGCTTCAGATGGTCATTGACGGATTAAGCAACGCAGTCAGCTGGCTATGGGGCAAAGTCTCCGACATCGGCCGGAGTGTAGTCGATCAGATCTATTCCGGTATCGCTTCCAAATGGGGCGAACTTGTCGGATGGTTCAATAACCTGTGGGACGGCCTGTTTGGCAACAGAAGTGTCAGCGTTGGTGTGAGCGGCGGCGGTGGGAGCGTGGGGCGGTACGCAACCGGCCTTGATTATGTTCCTTACGATGAATTCCCGGCGATCCTTCACAAAGGTGAAGCTGTGCTTACTGCAAGCGAGGCTTCAGACTGGCGCAGGTCAGGGCTTGCATCTGACGCAGGTCCGGCTGCGCAGGGATCTGAGCTGATGGATGTGCTTGGGCAGCTGTCGCAGTTCCTGGGTGATCTTAGAGAGAACGGTGTGCCGGCATACGCGTATCTTGACGGCAGAGCTGTTTCCGATACTGTGACGAAGTACCAGCGCAGAGCAGCGAGAGCGAGGGCATGAGATGGTAGCAATCTGTAATGATGTGGATCTTTCTGCCTTTGTTGGGCAGGGATACACCTATGAACGTGAACCGCAGTACGGAACAACCTTAACGACAATGAACGGCATGGATCATTCTGCAAAGCTTCGTGACCGGGTCAAGCTGACAGTTCCGTTTATTCCGGTGACATTAGAAAAGCTTACAGAGATACTCCAGCTGTTTCCAAATGAAGGGTCATATGTTACCTGGGAATATTATGATCCTTTCCTGGGGGAAAACCGTGTGGTGCAGATGAAGTACGATACCAGGTCTTCAGAGCTTCGCTGCGCTCACAGGAATGGCACGGAGTGGTACAGCGGTCTTGTGGTCAAGCTGATCGAGAGGTGACCGGATGCAAGACATAAGTTCGGTTGAGAATTACTCCGCAATCCTTGCGTCCGGCGAGTACAGCGTCCAGTGGGCAATCGACATTGGCGAGAACGGTCGACTCATCACGGAGAGAGGCGAATACATCACTTTTTCTCTGCCGGGTGCTGCTGATCCTGTTCGGCTCATGCTGAGTAGTGCAGGTGCTGAAAATGGCTACGGTGAAGATGTTCTGACATTCCTGACGATTACGAACGCAATGTTCTCTGGAGTGCCAGAGCTTGGCAAAGCGGTCACGGCTGAGATTGATGTTGAGTTACTTGTGCCGAAGGCTCAAATCCCACGCATGGCGGCGATCAGAGCCTATAGCAGAGTCTTCAACGATGAGATGAAGTCCGGGTGGATTCCGCAAGGCACGTTTTACATCGACACAAGAGAAATCAGTAAAAACGTGTACGGAGCGAACACAATCAGGCTTCACGGCTTTGACTGTATGCTCATGACGGAGCAGAGCTATGTCTGGAATCTGTCTGCCCCGGCAACGGACATTGCCGTGGTGCGAGATATCTGCTCACAGTTGGAGTTTGATGTCGATCCTCGAACGGTCGAGATAATGGACAAAGGGTACACCATCAACACGGAGCAGATAGGACAGTACACCATGCGAGAAGTGCTGTCGTATCTCGCCGGGAGCTATGCCGGGAGCTTCATTATCACTCCGCAGAATCAGCTTCGGTTGGTTCAGCTTGTGACTCCACCGGGTGAGACAAACTATCTGGCGGCAGTTGAAGGTGGAGTTTATTATGCAATTCTGTTTGGCAACGACAGGATTCTGGTGTGAGGTGGTTCAATGGCGAATCAGGCGGCAACTTTTAACGTTGCGACAAATGCGGCGAACTACACCACAGGCGATTTGCTGGGTACTTACTCAGGAGTCAACCTATGGCTGTCGGACGATGCCGCAGACCAGATTACACAGCAAGAGATTGATGAGCTTGCACCGGGCGGTTCGTTTTGGGTGCAACAAGATGAAGACGGCAATCCGATCATTTTAGGTTACAAGTCGAATCCTTGGAGCAACACAGGACGAGTGCTGGATATTGTCAATCCGTTTGGCACTGTGGCAATGGCAAGCAACATTCTGGCGGCACTGCGGCAGACCAACGGCATTGCGATCAACTACAGTCCGTTCACATCGGATGCGATCATTCCACCACACTTTGAGATCGGAGATGCGGTCAACATCAACGGTGACCATCACGGTATCTATGCCTTTGAAACCAAAGCATCCAGACTTCCGCTCAGCAAGATCAATGCACCGACAGACGAAGAGATCGATCACGAATATCCTTTCCGGGCAGATGTGAAGACACGGCAACTGACAAGGAAGTTCGGACAGGTTCAGAGCCAGTTCAATGTCCAAGCCGACAAGATCAGTACCAAGGTCGAGGAAACCGGGATCAACGGCAATCACACTTTCGGATGGTCGCTGACTTCCAGAGGGTTCTTCATCAACAACGGTGAAGTTAGAGGTAACGGAACAGACCTGTTTTCGTTTACCGCATCCGGGCTGTCGATCAAAGGCACGATCAAAGCGGATGCCGGGTACATTGGCGGTCAGAACGGTTTCACGATCCAGAGCGGCAAACTGTATGCCGGGAAGTCAAGCTACAGCAGCAACGCAAGTGGTGTTTATGTCGGAACAGACGGCATCAGTTTGGGGAGCGGATTCAAGGTCGATTCAAGCGGAAACCTTACTGCTAACAGAGGGACATTCGGAAGCCTGTCCGTGCAGAATGGTCAAAGCTCTTACACCGGGAGCTTGAGAGGATGCGGTGGTTCGGTATCGTCCGGGCTGTCCTATTCTGGTGGCGGCATGAGCTATGGTTCACTCAGTAGCCTTGACAGCAACTTGAAGAACGTTGTGACCAGAGTCGGAGTCCTTGAAGCTGATTCGATCACAACAAATAATCTTGAAGCTAAAATTGCGGCATTGGAAGTAGTTAGAGCAAAAGCAATTCGACTTGGGTCATACACGATATGGTGTTCAACTTTACGGTATGTTTCAAACGTTGTAAACGGTGAGCCTGTTTTCAGCACCACAAACATCGTTAGGTACTAAGGAGTCATAAATGGAAATAAACCTATTGCAAGCCGTTATAAACACCTTGAATTCTATTGAGGTTCACGGCAAGGACAATCTCAGTAAGCTGTTGGGATGTATCAATCTTCTGGAAAGCGTTCTAAATGAACCAGAGGAACAAAAGGAAGAGGGTGAATAAGGCTTGGCAGACAAAAGTATATTCGAGTTAACACTGCAAACAACCTTCGCATCCAATGACCGTCTGGTCGTTGGAAACTATGCCAATTCGGATGCGGAAGCAATCACAGGGCAGACACTGGTCAACCTGCTTGCGACATCTCTGGATGGGCATGGCGGCATTCAGAGCATCACCAAAACAAGCTCAACTGGCACTGATCCTGTGGTGGACACTTATACCATCACGATGGCTGACACCACCACGACAACCTTCACCGTGACAAACGGCTTGAAGGGTGACACCGGGCTTCAGACCTTCATCTACTTCAGATGGGCGCACGTTCAGCCGACTTCATGGTCGGACACCACATCTCAGCCTGATGAATGGATGGGAGTCTATGCCGGGACAGCAACGACACCACCGACAACTGTCAGTGCATACACATGGGTCAAGGTTCGTGGCGAAACTGGCGAGACAGGTGCGGCGGCTTCGATCTCGTCCCAGTCAATCACCTACATGGAAAGCACATCCGGGACGATTGTTCCGTCCGGGTCATGGTCGGAAAACGTGCCGAGCGTGACTCCGGGCAACTTCTTGTGGACGAAGACACAGTTGACCTTCAACGATGGTTCAACCGTGACATCCTACTCCGTCAGCAGATACGGAATAGACGGCACTGGTGCTGTTTCCTCTGTCAATGGGCAGAGTCCTGACATCAACGGCAATGTCGCATTGACTGCAAACAACGTGCCTACAGCGGACAACCTGAGCATCCAAGCTCATATCACAGCGGCAGAAGATGACATTGACGATTTGCAGTCCGACATGACCACAGCACAGGCGGCACTGAGCAATGTTGTGCTTGAAGCGACAGAACAGACGATCACCTCAAGCACGACAGGCACAAGTGCATGGATTTCTCTGCCGGGTTTGACGGAAAACCACAAGGTTGCCAACTGGGGCATGAGGACAAGCGCAGGCTCAATTCCAGAAAATTCGCCACCGTGTGACATTGAGATTGAAAAAGGTACTGCCCAGTGGCGGTATATCCTCACGAATAACACAACGGCTTTTTATCTCAAACCAACATTCGTGCTTAAACAAAACTAAGGGGGAAATCATCATGGAAGAGATCAAGTATTTTGTATCAACCATCCACAGGGACAACGGCACTTTCACCAAGGGCATCCAGATTTTCGACAATCGTGATGCGGCAATCCTTGCGATGCACAACGAGTTCACCGCTTGGGGTTATGGGAAAAAGGAAACCTGCGATTATGTCTGCGCCTACATCAACGACAGCAACGGAGCATCCGTAAGACTGCCAGAAGTGTGGCAGAAAGCAACCGATGGGAGTGACTCTTGATGGCAGTAGACAAGATAACAAGCCCTTACCCAAAATACACGCAGTACAAAGATATATCCAACGTTGCACAGGGTAGCTCATTCACGGTAGATAAAACCGGGTTTTATACTCTTTTTATTGACTCTGCCAGTTCTTCCGCAATCGCTTATTTTTATGTAAAAAAAGGCGGGCAGACGGTTGCTTATATTCAAGCAACTGCAGGCGGGGCATTTGGTTCGCTATTCTTCTTTGAAAAAGGTGCGAATTACACAGTTACCTCAAAAGGCAATGTTAACCACGCTTATTTGTACTACTAATCACTCAGCCAAGCCGAAAGGAAATTAAACTGCGGCGGTTCAGCAAGGCAAACCGTTAAAGCACATGGGGTCTGACGAAAATGTTCCTTAAAAAGCTATTTTGCCACCATGATTGGCATTATGTTCGGAGACTTTACGGTGATGAGATTAACTCGCATGATGGCAAGCGGAACGAATATCAATGTGCTAAGTGCGGAATGTACAAATGGATTGACTAATTTATTGCACAGTTTAAATCACATGAAACTGCGGCGGCTCAGTTCCAACCGGGTGGGACTTCACCTTACAACCGCCAAAAAATAAAAATGCGGTGCAATGGTTCTCTGCGATGAGCAGTGCTTAATTTCTCCGTTCGATTCGGCAGAGCCGCATTTTTAGAAATTAAACTTAGAGCCGGGAATCCGATTCTAATTTTAGCAAACCGCCATTTTTTAAACTTAGGAGATCGGTTATGGACATACTCCCAAAACTTGAAGACATTATTATTTTTCAGTTCAGAGACGGAAAAATTGCCGTCAGTTATAGTGATCTCCGTTCATTTTTGGTAGCCAACGGAACAGAGCCGACAGTAGACCAACTCGACAAGGCAATAAGTGGAAGAATTGACGCTTGGATTGTAAGGGGAGCGAACAATGATAACGAGAGACGAACTGGAAGCATTCATTGACGATCTGATAAGGAGTCAGCAATGACCAAAGAAGAAGCTATCAAATCCGTTATCAGCTTGGCTGAAGCTGAAGTTGGATATCACGAAAAGGCAAGCAATGCACAGCTTGACGATCCATCCGGGAACAGCGGCGGCAACAACTGGACGAAGTATGCCAGAGACTTGGATGCTCTGCCGAATTTTTATAATGGGCAGAAAAATGGCTATGCTTGGTGCGATATTTTTGTCGATTGGCTTTTTGTGCATATCTTTGGAGAAGAGCTTGGCAGAAAGATGTTGTATCAACCTGAGCAGAGTGCCGGAGCCGGGTGCCTTTACTCTGCCGGGTATTACAAACAGAACAATGCCTTCCACAGGACAAATCCACGGCTTGGTGACCAGATATTTTTTAGCTACAGCCCCGGTGAGTATTCGCACACTGGAATCGTGGTCGATGTCAATGGCAACACAATAACCACGGTCGAGGGTAACACTTCAGATTCTGTGGGCAGACGGACATACGAAACATCAAACCGCTCAATTGCCGGGTACGGCACTCCCAATTGGGGACTGGCACTCGAGATTTGGGAAAAGCCGTGGGCTGTCGTTGTAAACGGCAAGATCGTCAACAGCGGTGATCCTCAAGCAGAGCCACAGAAGGAAGAAGCGGAACAGCCAAAAGAGGATCACAGTTGGTCACCGCCATTGCTCAAGTATGATCCTGACAATTACTTTGAAGCCGTGAAGCTCTTGCAGTGCCACTTGAATGTCCGCAACTTCAATTCTGGCAAAGCTGACGGCTACTTCGGAGCGGTCACACAGGCGGCTGTTAATAGAGCCAAAACCTACTACGGTCTTGAAGCGGACGGAATCTGCGACAAGCCGCTATGGGACAAATTAGGGGTAACATGAGGAGAAAAGGAAGATGAGCGAAGCAGTTTTAGTTGCACTTATCACCGGGGGCTTGAGCCTGTTGGGGTCTGTTCTTGCGATCATCAGCACGAGCAGAAAACAACAGGCTGAACTGGACAAAGCAATGGCTGTCATGAAGACTGAGATCACCGTCATGAAGTCGGATATTCAGTCTCACAACCAATATGCCAAGATGTTTGCCGAGAACATACCTGCGATCAAACAGCATATGCAAGACATCGACAGACGATTGGACGGAATTGAAAGGAGATCAGCATGAAATTACCTGACAAAGTTTACGACATCCTGAAGTGGATCGCACTTGTGGTTCTGAATGCCATCGGAGTTCTGTACAAAACTCTTGCCGCAGTATGGTCACTTCCGTATGGTGAGCAGATCATGACCACCTGCGCTGCACTGGCACTGTTTGTCGGTGCGCTTATTGGGGTATCAACTGCGGAGTATCGCAAAGATCTTCATGAGCAGCCGACCTACGGCAAGCTTGAGGATTACGAAGAATAAACAACAAGCCCCACTTCGGTGGGGCTGTTTTTTGATATTTGCTTGTACTTTGCGGAGAGAATCCCATACTGTCTGATAGAAAGAATTGAACCGAAAAAGTTATAAAAATCAGCAAAAACAGCGGTATTCTCCGCTAATAAAGCAAAATAGTAAAATGAATTTTTAAGAATCGTTAAAACCGAATTAACTTTTAAGCATCAAAAGCCGCCAGAAATGGCGGCTTTTTTTTGTTTTTCGGTATTTTCTGATAGTGCTTGATATTTGTTTGTACTTTACGCAGAGAGTCTCACACGGAGAAATCAAGCAGGTCAATTGTCGAAATCAGCTCCTGAACTGTCTTGTGTGTGTAGACTCTTTCACCGACATCTGAGCCTTTATGTCCCATGATGAGATTGATGCAAGCCCGGTTCGCTTCTTGCCTGTCAAGCTGTGAGCGGAAGGTGTGGCGGCAATCGTGAGACTCATGGTTTGGGAATAGTTGCGACCACTTCCGCAAGAACTGATTCCGCAATGCTTTCTCCGTGTTCTTTGCGGTTTTGCTCCGCTCATGATTGAAGAGATGTTCCGCTCCGATGTGCGCTTTGATGATCGGCTCAAGCTTTCTGTGGATGGGAACAATGCGATCTCTCCCGGCTTCGGTTTTCAGACCGAGTGTCATTGTTCTGTTTTCAAGGTCGATGTCTGCGCTTTTCACCAAAAGCATTTCACCGACACGGCATCCAGTGTAGAGCATGAAGATGGTTTCATCGTAGATC